AAGCATAGGTACTTTGCTTCACCTGCTGCCATCTATGATGTATTTTCAAGTCAAGAACTTGGAATTGCCCGGCAGTCACTTCTGAACTACTGGCAAAAGACGGAAGAACCTTATGAGAATGCTATTTGCGTAATCAGAAAAGGAGAGTTAGAACGAAAAACTAAAAATAAGAAAGGAGATATAAATGAGACAAATTACATTAATCCAGGGTGAAAAAGGTTCGGGTAAATCTAAATTTATTCACGAAAAACTCAAAGAAATAGAATCGGAAGTCGAAGTTATAGAAACTGTTAATAAGGGGGATTGGAATACCGAAATCTACATTGTCAGAAATAAAAATTCCAACGACATTATTATCCTAAATTCCGGCTCAGATATGAAGTGTATTATTAGCGCATTTGGAGCTGTTTTAAGTAAATACCCAACAGTTGCATCTATATTCACAGCTATTAGACCTTACAATAATAACCCCAAGTTGCATACTTGGATGAAATCAGAGCTTCATATAACTGAGCAAGATAAAGTCACTACTATTGATTTAGATAAGCCAAAGCATTAAACTCCGGCTTACTCATTGATAACCTCATTAAAAGCAATAAAGGCGCACCAAAACGATGCGCCTTCTGTTGTCAATTAGTTCTTAATTTTATATCAGAGCCTCACGGCTAGAATATCAGAATCTGACAGCTTCCATTCTTCTGAGAAGATTATTATATCTCTCTTGTATAAGAGCTCTTTGTTTATCGGAAGCAGTTACAATCTTTCCCTTATATTTCCGCATGACAGATTCATTCATGCCAATTTCCTTTGCAAACTTACTGGCATTTATGAAAGGAAATGCCTCGAAGAATCCGCTTAAATCATATACGTAATCAACAGAATACCCAGACTTATACCACACAGGAAAGTCTCCATGTTTTTCTTTATAATATTCAGCCTGCTCTTCAAGTACGGACATAAAATCATCTTTCGCTTCCTGCTCTGTAAGCCCAAAACCGTACGCTCCGTTCACATCCTCCGAATATACGGAAATACCCCCATCATTCGCCTTTTCAATAATTGCCTTAATCTTCTTCATAATCGTGTATTTTAAATTCGTCAATTAAAGCACCCACCGAAGTGGGTGCAGTCCTTTCACTTCTTTAACCCTGCCTTTTTCAACATACTGTCAAGAGTACCATTGGGTATCTCTTGAGACTGATGTCTGCCAACAGGAATAAAGTAGTCAAAGTCGGGATGAACATATTTATAATGTTTCTTTCCCTTTTTGATTGTCCAGCCAGCTGATTCAATCAATTTGTAAAACTCTGAATACTTCATAAAATCAAAGAACATTTTTAATTGACACTACAAAAGTAACATATTTGTTACAATAAAACAAGCAAAGATGAAGAAAGAAATAACATATTTGTTACTTTTAACACCGTGTACACATAACAAAAGCCGGAGCACTAAACTCCGGCTCATTAATTGATTAGCCCTTTGATTCTTAACCGATTTACGATTTCGGTATAAAGATACTCTATATCCCCGCTGAAATCCCCATAGTTCTGATACAAAAACACGACATCAGCGCAGTTGTCGGAAATTGTACTCTTGGACTGAACCCCAAGTACCCTTGACATCTCTTCGCGTAACCCAGCTGTCATTTTCCCACCGGCAAGCGAACTTGGAGAAAACAGGTACAGGATAATGAAGATGAACTTCTTCCGCTGGGTAACACTATCAATACAAGGGGGAAGACTTCTGCTATTCAATAGCTCAACGAAGATTTTATAGATATCCCTAATAAGGCTTTTATCTCTCAAAATCGGTGAAGCTAAGGTATTTTCTTCCTCTGAAAGTTCTGATTTCTCAATTCTAATCTTTTTAAGGCGAATTATTTTGTTAAAATCCAGTTCCATAACACGATTATTTTAAAAGTAAATAGTATATTTGCATCATAATCGTGTAAGGAAGAGCTGATTCATGGTCGTGCGTGGGTTGGCTCTTTTTCATTTTTCCCCATTCGTGCTGACGAATGGTTTCTTTTCCAAATCATAGCAAGTGATATATACCCGTTTCCCATTAACATCACATAGAGCAAGGGCATATCCTTTCTCTAGTATTTTAACCGGCTGATTGTCGCAATAGACAGTACTTCCAACCGGAACTCTTATAAAATGACGTACTATCATTTGATTATCTTTAGCTTGTTATACCAGCGTGAAGAAAAAGGGAACCACCCGATTAAGAATGATTCCCCGAAAATGGTTACTTTGTATAGTTTGCTCATGGATTTTTCTTTTTAAGTATTTCAACACATTCCTTTATCCCATCATCGAAACCCTGTTTATAGCCTTTAGTATATTCCCCTATAGTATATACCGCCATTGACAGAAAAAATAGAAGGATACCTACAGGCTTATACCAACCGGGCAACGAGATGGAAAACGGCTTAAATGTAATTGTGAGATCTCCAACCCATAATAGGGCGATAATACATATGATTGTAAATATAATTGTTTTCATAATCAATATCTTTTTCCGTTCAACTTAGGTCTTAATTCGTTATATCTTTGTTTCTGCTCAATATGCCATAGCAAATCTATGCCAAGATGTTTGGCTAGTGCAAAGATTGAAAATATCATCTCATTTACAATCGTAGAAAGATACTGGTAATCTACAATTGGTTTGGTAAATATGGAATATATCGCTTCCGTGAAACTCAATTTGCTGTACATACAGGCAATATCATCCATATATTCGGAGTTAATATCATTACTAGCAGATTCAAGGCTTATTCCTCGAAATCCTGCAAGGTCAAGCAGGCGTATAACCGCATCACTTAGTTCGTCTGGAAGTGTGTCTTTTACATTTTTTTCAAAGGAACACTTAAATCGCTTTTCTTCTTCCACTAATGCAGGATAGCGATTATAGTCCATTTCAAAACGTGATTTACATTTCTTTCCTAATCTTCCCTTTCTTTCCGCTTCCACAGCTTCCATAAGCTCGGAAATGACAAGACAAAGGCAGTGTTCTTCACTAAGTCTTTTATCGTGGAAACCATGCTCACAAGCTGTCTTATAAGCTATATTCCGTAGTTCGTTTAAATTAATATTTCCCATAATCATATAAGTTTTAAACATTCTTTAATCCCGGCTTCAAGTGCTTCTTCGTAGGTATCCCATTCCTCTCCGTCATTTGTTCCTTCATAAACAGAACTAGTTATATGAGTTCCATTGTCAGCTTTAGATATTTCGTATCCATAGCCACAAGCACAGTTATATACACATATATGAATATTTTTGGTTTCACGTAACCACTTCTGGGCGAGAGATTGTGTAGGTGCAGAAAGACAATCATTTTTTTCATTGAAATTCTCGGATTCATCGTAAGTTTCAGACAGTATCATATCACCTTCTACGCAATCTACTTCATAAAAAGTAAATACATCTTCCTTGAACCCTTTCTCTTTCAGCAGTTTCGCTGTTTCTAATGTTACAAATTCTTCGGTCATGGTTATTCTCCTTTCTTTTGTTGCTTATTACATTCTTCACAATGTAATTTATAAGCATGGGCAAACATCTTTAACGTAACAGGATCAAAGTGAAAATCTGCCTGTTTCCCTTCTATGACAACTGAAACACATAATTGGCCGTCGCAAAAGTCAATATATGCCTCACCACCTCCATCCCCTCTAATAGAAAAGGTTTGTGTCTGTACACTATTCATGATTCTCCTCCTTTAGTCTTTTAATTAGGGCATCAGCGCAATTAAGCGAATATTTAGCGACTGCCTCAGAATTAATACCATTCTCGTTTGCTATAACAACTTTAATAATGTCTTTTGCCAATTCGTACCTACGTTGTTCCCAATCAATGTTTTCACTAAAGAAATTAAGTTCTGATACCTTGATATACATGTTTCCCACCAATGCAGTACCATCATCATATAAATCCTTAATCTCTACAATTTCTCCAGTTGCTTTTATTGTTGCTTTCATAATTTATTTCTCTTTAAGATTTACCTCAATTGAATATTTGTCGATTATCTCGGCTTTTATTGCCTCCTTACATAAGGTATATAACATGTTATAGCCTCCTTGATTTTTTATTTCATCGGAAACCATACATCGAATCCAGTTGTCAATAGAAACATCATTTCCATAAGTATTATGAAAAACTCGTTTAACCTCCTCTCTAATGATAGGAATCATTATCTCCCTTATATCCTCTTTAGTCAACTTTAGTTCGTTGTGGATATAGTTCTTTACTTCTCTGTATCTATATTTACTCATAATAATTATCCAATAAGTTTACGTTCTTGTTTATTCCTCCTCCGTTATTATACATCCTAATAACACACCTAGATATTTCATTCCAAGTTCGGAAACATGGTACACAATTTGTTTTTCTATATCTAACAATCTTCTATTCGCGTAACCAATAAACACCAACTCTTCCCAATCATCATCAGGATGATTAACAATATACCAGTTACGATAAACCTTGTATCTATTTCTTTTTATTTTACCACGCTCAAACCCTATAGCGTGTTCCATTTTTTCTATCTGTCTTAATGATAATTTTACATCATCCATAGCACTAATGTATTAATTCGGCCAATACCTTCTTTACAAGTTCATAGCGTGATAATTGCCAATCTTTCGCAATATCATCTATTTTATCATCATAATGATTGTCATAAACATACTGATTCAAGCTGTCAATAAACCCATCACCGTCAAGACCTTCATCACAATCATCAAACATATCAAGTTCACAGGCTAATTGGAAGCAATCACAGTGACACACCCAGTCATAAATAAGCCCGTCATAAACATTGGTCTGTCTGTTGTATTTTTCTCCAACGTGTATTACTTCACCGCAAAATTCACATCTATGCTCTTTGCGAGCGATAGGAGTTTTATTCCTTAATACTTCCATATCTTTAAACATAACGCTTAGTAATAGTACCGAATGAAATATGCCGATACCAAACAATATTTCCACGCTGAATTTCAGTAAGCCAATCACAAGCCTTAAATACTTGTCCTACATTATATAAAAATGGTCGTTTTTGTATTTTTCTTTTTATTCTTGCTTTCATAATTCCTCCTTTCCTACTTTAACATATCCGTTTTCAATGCACCAGCACAGCATATCATAGGCTGCATCAATAGGCTCTTTACTTTCTGTAATATTTATCATAGACCTAGTATAAGGATTCATATACAAGCATGTATAGCTATCTATAAGTTTTTGGATGGTCAGCACTTCATCGCCAATAAAACAAGGTAATTTATTGAGAATATCCTGCAAGGTGTAAGCAGGGTATTCATGCTCCATGTTCGGTTGACTCACAAAAAGACAAGGTTCTTTCTCTATTTCATCTGTTCCGTTGATGATAGAATCAGCGGTAGGCAAAAACTGCCAGTGCATACTTCCATCGCTTGTGTCCAGACCAAGCTCCTTCAAGTGCTTCATCTGCTCGATTGATAATACCTGTTTCATTTCTTTTCCTCCTCTGTTTTAATATCCGTTACTTTGCCACGACTGATAAAACACTGACCTATCCCCAAATCTAATATGGAACAATAGGTATCATCTAAAAGATTATAGCATTCCCAGGATAAGGAACATTCATTACAAAATCCTTCTGATGGTTCATACAGCACACCATCTATTATTATTCCGTTCTTTACTTCCATTGCTACTTCTATTAAAAAGGTGGAAAGTATGTTTTTCCCCCTAAAGGATTAACTATAAACTCTTTCCGATTAATTCTTATACGCCATTCAAGTGTTTTCATTCTTCTCATGTGTTTCTTTATCGGCTTAGTTGAAGCAATCCGGCCTAAACACTCATCGTAATCAAATTTTAATTTGTTCCAATAATGAAAGTATCTATTATTATACATATTTTTATTCTTTAGTAAATACAGGTGAAAATTCTTGAATATACCCAGTAAGTTCGTCTACATGTTTCCTTAGCTTGATATTAAGCAACTTTAATAGATATATCTCCCTATATGCTTCCGCTAAGCTAATGGTTAATTCTTCCTTATCCATATCTCAATCTCCTTTCTCTTTAATCCGTTCTAGTACATCCCTGTTCGCTTCGAGTATCTCATCGAAAGACGGGATGGGCATCCACATGTCACATTCGTAGTCGTTCCAATCCTCAAATTCAAATCCTCCGTCTGTCGCAACGTATGGCGATCTCCCGGATGAAACAACGATATAGCCACTAACAATCGCTCCATTTGATACCATTCTGCAAAGAACAAGCTTGTTTGGTTCCGGCAACCGTTCCTTCACGCTTATCCACGGGGATTGCTTGGACTGCCATTCTGCACCGTCCTTAAAGCCATCCAAGTAATACGGCTGATACTCGTCATTGTATATGCTTCTATCTATCACGCAGCTTTCTATTGCCGCTTCTTCTACTGTTGTCATTGTATCTCATTTTAATTTTTCTTCAAACTCGGCAATGATACAATCTGCATCACCGCCATGTACCCAATTCTCTAAAACGGAGGAAAGAACTTCGATAGCTTGTTCTTTCTGCCACTCTGCGCCAGCGATAAACCCCATATAATATGCCGGAAACATACTTCCGCTGCTTCTGCTTTCAGCGAAAGAATGAGCCGCTTTTTCTAATGCCTGTTTCATTTCTTTTCCTCCTCTCTTTTGAATTTGTTTATGGTCATTCTTTTATTAAAAATAGCCATAACAATTAGCGCAAAAGCAACTTTTAATAATTGCCTTTTCCCAACTATTACAATATTACTACGATTAAGTCCATCATCGGTCATGATACTGTACCAATTTTTATAAGGTGGCATCACCTTATAAATATATATCTTACAAATTATCTTTTTCATTTTGTTTAATTTCACGATTTTCTTTTAATTCTTCTTCACTTATATGTGTCTTGTGGTTGCCAAGATTAGAAATAGTATTTGTACTATTAGGTCCACAATATAAACACATTTGGGTAAAAGGGGAATATACCCTCCCACACTTGGGGCAAATCCATCCTTGCTGTCCGAATAATCCACTATTAAAATTTACTTCATTCATTTTAATATCTGCTCAATAAATTGTAAAACATTCGTTTCTTCTCAACGTATTTTAGTCTATTCCTGCGAAGTTTCCTTTTGTTATTGGATACAATCATTTGACAACCTATAACGCCAACATATATGAAACACGAATGATGTCTATTAGCTTGTTTGAAAGCCCACCGAATCACATCACGACAATATCTGTAACTATCATTTTGAACACCCTCATATCCTCTACTCAAAATGAAGTGACCTATTTCGTTAGCTTCTTCTTCTGAATAGCAAATGGTAAATATATTATTCATATTTATCTTGTTTTGTTCCTTATTGATCAATTACTTTTTTTCAATTTATTAAAAGCCTTCTCTTTATCAAATCTAATCCCATCTTTGAACTCCAATATCAACTCCCAAAGCTGGCTTTTGTAAACATCACCTGCTTTATAGTCAGTCTTATAATGGTATTTCTGTGTAGTGGTTATTTCCTTAAATATATTCGTTGCATTAAGATATGCGGCTCCCCATTCTGTAAGCTCTACACTAACGGTATCATTCAAATCTATTTCTATCATAAATATTCCTTTCTGCTATGCTATTAGTCAATCTTCTTTATTACATAGGCAATCGTCACAGCTTTCGCATAGATTACCACATACATCGCAATGCGTGCCTGAATAGAATAAATCAAACAGTTCACCACATCTATCACACTTCTCTATTGTATCAGGAAATACAGGTAAATGTTCTTGTAAATAGTATATCACGGAGAAAGCCTGCTGACTATTGAGTTTAGGCATTTCCCTTACAGATATTGCATTTGGGCATTCTCCCTGTAAAAACATGAAAAATTCATTGAGCAATTCTAAAGATGATTTACCCTTTATATTACCCTGTTGACGTTGAAATTTGATTCTACTCATTTCTATTCAGTTTTGAATTATATTTGAATTAATAAATTGGCACATCATAGCCCTTTTCAATCAAAAACTTTATTGCATTTAACCCAAGACGTTCTCCATGCCATTTTTCTGTTGACCACTCTCTATGATAGTGGTAGGACAAATCTTTGGTATCCAAAAAGAAAGTAAGTTCGCTACTATCTCGATTATCCTCTTTCTTCTCTGTTTTACGTTAATTGATTCGTACATACTTACCTGCTATATAACAAGTCCTTAGTATCTCTGCATTCTCTTCACCAAAAGCGATTAAGATGGAACCACAACCGGGTGAATCTCCGCGCGTACCATCCGGGCGAAAAAAACGAATCCTATTACGCAAAAACTTTATCGCTATTGCCTTCTCAAATATTACATCTTGAAACATCTTTGAGTCACAACGATTAAAGAGTAATGCAATTCCGTTACCATGCTCTGCCAACCGATTAACGAACCGTTCAATAAGAGGACGAGAGTAAGGCGGATTGAGCCATACACGACCTTTCCATTCTTGCGATAGTCCGTCATCATTCTTGTTATACATTTGTGTGGCTGTTTCCCAAAGTGGGTTAACCGGAGCACATGGATCTAAATCAAACTTCCCTAATGCATCTATAATTTCTTTCGGTGTGTACCATTCATCGGTAGAATTAGACGATTTTTCAAATGTTGTGTTCATTTCTATTCGGTTATTCGTTAATTGGCAATTTCATAAAGCACATCCATATTGTCTTGCTCTGTCTTCCAGTAGTATGTCCGAAAAGAGGTTTGGACGGGATAACAGACAAAACTTCCGCAGCTTTTATCTCACTCTCGTTCCATTTGAATATAAGCGTGCCGTTAGGCTTCAAGACGCGCATACACTCAGTAAATCCATCGTGTATGAGTAACTGCCAGTCTTTCGGCAGTTTCCCGTACTTCTTAGCCATCCATGAGGTTGTACCAAGTGTTTTCAGGTGCGGTGAGTCGAATACCACCATGTAGAAAGAATTGTCCTCAAACGGCAAGTGGGTGAAATCGGCTATTATATCCGGTTTTATCTCTATGGTCCTGATTTTATCTCTATCCTTGGCTGTTACTATCTCCGATCTCTTATCAACGAATAAGGCAAGAGGATTATGTTTGTCAAACCAAAACATTCTACTGCCACAGCAGGCATCTAATATAAGTTTTCCATTTTCCATTATATCGGACAGACCTTCAATGGATTTTAAGATGTCTTTCTGCGATTTCATAACTTTTCCTTTTTAAACAGGTGGCTGAACGCATTATCCAAATCCAAGTCTAGATTCAGTTTGGACGGGAAAGATTTAATGTATTCGTACATCTTATAAGCGAGGTTGTCATCATCACCGCATCTGTCAATCAGTGTGAGTAACATAGCATTCACCATGTCAGAATCATTGCCGAAGTTTTCCTGAGTGGATTCACTGCAATGATTCACATCACTTTTCAATCTCTTTATCGCGGCTATGGCTGTGTTGAAGTTTCTTTTTGAATCGTGTCTGAGTTCAAAGCCTTCCTTCTTGTATTTCTGCTGCATTTCAAGAAGGTTTGTCTCTAAAACGTCCGTGAGGACAAATACGATGTTGGTTATCGTATTCAGTTTGTCAGTTCCTTGCATGATCGTGTATTCTTATTTCTAATTCGAATGAATCCCCTTCGTTCTGTTTCTTCTAACAGTGGAAAGTCTTCATTCTTGATTTCACATTCTGTTTCGTAGTTCACGGAAGTATAACTTGGGATATTGAACTTTTTCCGGATTCTTACGATAACATCCGGATTTCTTGTTACCCAGTAAACGGTTATTCTCATGGTGATATCAGCATTTTTCTAGCTTCCTCATCTCCTGCATCAGCACGGTGCTTGATTTCAATGTACTCAGCATAAGAGATTCTGTTATCTCCACGCTCCTCTATCTCTTTTTCACGTTGGTTTCTGTATCGTTCACGCTCTTTCCGTTCAATATCTTTCCGACGTTCAGAAACGTAGTCCAGCATCGCACTTGTTATTTTCAATGGATCTATTGAACCGTAGAACCGCCCATACTTCCCTGACTTAAACCGTGCTATGAAAAAACAGATTTCAGCGGCATTTATATAATAATACTCCGAAAGGAATATCTCCGATAGTTCAGAAAGTTGCTCTTTCGCTATCTTGGTTGAAACTTCTGCAAAGTCATTCAATGAGCCAAATTGTATCTTTAGCCATTCTATCGGTGTTTCATCCCCATAAGTAGAAGACAATAGCCCTAAACTCGGAATGCTGTCATTCAACGCCAGTTCTGAATGGGTTGCATTACATCTGACAAGTTTGAACTGCAAATCAGGGTTGTAATCAAGAATGAATTGTGCAGGATCGGGATATTTATTCAATAACGCCCTCTGCTTCAAGTTCCTTTCTCTTTTTTGCGGCAGCTTCTCTAACGGTTGTAGCGACTGCAAGAACTGAATCACGTTTTCGCTGCTCGCTATCCTGTTGATTTTTACTAAGTCTTGTTCCATTATAGTTTCCTTCCAATATTTTAGTAAAGTTTGCTTGTTTGAAAATCCAATCAAAGTCGCATTTCCAATTGCGGTCATTAGCTCCAAGTAAGAACGGGGATTGAAGAATGAGATTGAAAACACTCCTCACTGACTCTTTCCCATATTGGGCTATCCGGGCTTTTACAGCCTTTTTTCTCACATCAGTCATTGATCTTATCTGCTGGAGTCTGTCTTTGAATGTGGTATTATAGTATTCCATCAATCCGCTGTAATCAATCTTTTCAGAGGGGGAGGGCGAAGAAAGCTTGGCTTTCTTTGATACTCCGTCAGGAGTATTTTCTTTCTTTTGATGTAGAGATATATCTATATACTCTCTTTCTTCTTTCTTTGTATTTGTGCCCTCTGTGTGCCCTGATTTTTGTAAAAGTTCGGATTGCGGTAGATTGTTGTTCATGGGCTGTGCCCCAAGTTGTGCCCTTAGTTGTGCCCATTCGTGTCTTAATTCATTGATTTCCTTTTCAATACCTGTGTCCTTACTTGTGCCCTTGGTTGTGCCCATTGGATTATATTCTTCATATTTACATAAGGTTATAAGGTTCATTCCTTGATTGCACTCAACAGTTATCATACCTTTCTTTCTAAGATGCACAAGAAAGGAACGCACCTTCTTTTCAGACCATTTCCAACGCTGTGACAGAAATCTTATGGATGCAGGATATTGACCTCTTGAATAAGAGATTTCTCGACCTCCGATACTCTCCTTTCGGGGCGTTGCCTCAAATCGTGCAGACTGAATTAAGTCTAACCACGCTTCGCAACTGCTAAAAGTACGGGCTTCATTCCACATTTCATTCGAGAAAAACCTGCGGCTTAGCCTCAAAAATCCTTCGTCCATAGTCTTAGAATCTCACGTTAGTTAATTGCCTTCCGTTAGAAAATACAGCCCACTTACCATTACCGCTATCAAACAACCGTAAATCCGACACCTCTCCGAAACGTTTGATGTTACCGCATAAATCCACAATCCATCCACATTCTTTAGAAGGATGCGGGCGGATGGCACGACCGACTATCTGATACCACATGGCAAGTGACATTGTAGGACGTGCCATAACGACCGTATCAAGTTCCGGATAGTCAAAGCCAGTCGTAAGTACACCCACATTAGCTACTACCGGAATTTCACCAGCTTTGAACGCCTCAAGAATATGTTCACGTTCTTTCTTAGGAGTATCACCTGAAACGATAGCGCAACCGGGTATTGACATCGTTAACCGTTCCGCTTCTTTCAAAAAACGGGTAAAGACCAAAATACCCTTCCGTTTTCCTCCGGCTTTGGGATTCATCAGCCTTTGGACGATATGAACGAGATAACCGTAGAAGTCTATCCGTTCATATTCTTTTTGAACTGACCTATCCGTATAGTCGGCACCAGTAGTATTTACTTTCAAGTTAAGTTCATTCCACCCTGAAGGATTCATTGAATAGTAATCCAACTTCGCCAAGTAGCCCATATCTAATAGGGTTGATACCTGTACATGATAAATGACCTCTGAAAAGACATGAGGTTTTGTCCGAGTGATAAATTTCAGCATGGAGCCGAAATCACGACTGGAGCTTAAACGGTATGGCGTTGCTGTCAGCCCAAGAACCTTACACTTCACTGCATCAAAAAAATCCTTGTACATTCCCTCTTTGGGGTTTACAAGATGACATTCATCCACAATGATGTTCTTGAAGTGGGTAAACAGTTCGGGATGATTCTTCACACTGCCGATGGTGGCAAATGTTATCCGGCTTATCTCCTTTGAGTTAAAGGATGATGAATAGATACTGCAATCAAGAATACCGTATGAACAGAGTTTCTTGAAATTCTGTTCGAGTATTTCCTTCGAGGGCTGGAACACCAAGGTATGACCGTCAAGCCTTGCGGCTATATCTGCTATGATAAGCGACTTTCCGCTGCCCGTAGGTAACACCATAATGGCATTTGTTTTCTTCGCCTTGTTATTGAAGAAAGAAACGGCAGCATCAGAGGCTTTCTGTTGGTAATCTCTCAAACGGAATTGCATTTTCTCAATAAGTATTTGATTAATAATTCTTCATTTCTATTATTTCTCCTAAAGTTCTGCCATGCGGCTCCATAACTAAGATTATGCTTTTCGCAAAATTCAGAAAGAGAATACCGATTGCCATCAATATGTATATATACAGTATTAGTTCGGTTTCTAACCTGCTCTTTTCTGGTAGCCCATTTACAGTTTTCAGGAGAATAATTTCCGTTTACATCTTTTCTATCAATAGTAAGCCCTTTTTGATAACCACTATTCAAAGCCCAATTAACAAACGACTCAGGATTATTTTTCCATTCTTCACAGATACCTATTCCCCTGCCTCCATAATTTTTATAGCTTGAATGTTTAGGTGAATAGCATCGTTCTTTCATACATCTAAAAATCCTATAAATATCAGTTCTTGACAAACCGTGCCTATAATTATACTTAGTGATTCTATCTTTTGTTTTACACCCACAACTTTTTGATGTTCCATTTCGTAATCCATAAGCACTAACAGAATGAATAGAACCACAATCACATTGACAGATATAATAAGATTTAATTCCTTTATGGTCTAATCTATCCAAATCCTTATGCAATACAAGCCATCTACCGAACTTATGTCCTGACAAATCAGGCATCTTATTACATGATTTTTTATAACTCATAACCCTTTCTCCTTTCGTAATTTCTTATTGAGTGCTTTGTAATACTTAATTAGTTGCTCGTACTCAAAATCTGACATCTTAGAAGTACCAGCAGCTTTTACTTTCAGCAAGTCAAATTTCTGTTGTCCGATTTTGGCTATCAAATTCTCACGGTAGCCTTCAAGGTGGTCGGCACGGAACCTGTTGCAGTTGTGCATGGCATAGCCGTTAGCAATGAAAGTACGCGTATCCGTTTCCATCACGACAATCTCCTCTTTACCTATATATTTGATACCTTTCACTTTGGTATCATATTGAGATTTTAGTTTGCCAAGTTTTTCAATATCCACCTTTTCAATTTTATGCGGACGAACACGCATTAAAAATTGGAGCTTCTCTATGTTTGTACCTGTTATAAGAAATTGCCAAGATTGATACGTTTTTTTAAACGTGCCACGCCTATTTGAATCTTCCATCATCTGCCGACAAGTTTTATTATTTCCTGTGAACTTTTCAAGTAAGCGTTTTATTTCAGAGCAAATATCCATGTACTTCTCACATTGGGCTATACCGACACGAAAACCATAGCGTTTCGTCCCATCTGGATTAGAAATATTCTGTTGACAAATATGTCCGTCAGCATCAATCATTCCCGCAATCCATCCGCTTTCATAGGATTTTTCTTGTTGTATTACTTGAAATGGTTTACAGACAATGGTCGTAGTCCTATCTGTATGAGGCCCGGTCTTGTGCTTCCCATGAAGATTTACGCCATTAACCCACATTTCTTGTGTTTCAATCCATGTGTATGAAGTTCCTTGTCTTGCCCTTGCGAGCCATTTATGGTTAGCAGTTGTCTTCATTTTATCTCCATTCTCTAACTCTACCTCATACACATCTTGAATATCACGTTCTATGTGTGTAACCCTTCCAACCCTATATCTTCGTGAAGTTTTATAAATTACTTCTTCGTCAAAAGCAAATATTTCTTCACCAACACTAATTTCACCAAGCTGTTTCCATATAAAATCTTTCATTAAGACGAGAGAATCCGGTGTTAAACAGTGCCGGCATTCGGCATGGCAATTATTCTCATCAAACCGTGTTGCCAAATGTGTACGACTGAAATAGTGCCCGCAGTCTGCTTGTGTAAACGGCTTTATCTGTCCGCACGAGATACATCTAAAATACCCGTTTGGCATTGCATCACGAAGCCGGATAAAAAGGGAAAACTCCTTGTCGAGCTTAGCTTTCAAATCCGGCTTTTTCTTTACTGTTACCCCTGCTTTATCAAACAAGGGTAAAGGCTTGTCTTTCTTCTTGGCCTTTGTTCGTTTTATGTAGTATGGCATATCTTGTCATTAAAAATTCTTACTCCGTTATTTTTCGCCCAACTTATGATAGAATCCAAAACCTCATCGTCATCCAGATTGTCTATAATATCTCTAAAGTCATACGAAGCACCAACCTCTTCTTGGAAGTGCCGTACAATACTCGTTTTTAAATCTGTCACTTCTTGCCAACTTTCCATACGTTACAATTAAAAGCCCCGAAGCGTATTCTCCGGGGCACAACCATTATTTACTAACCCATGCCATTTATGTGGAGATGGAGCGATTCGAACACCCAATTAAGGACTATATCCTTTTGCGCTACTTCTAAGGTTAATTACCTCCTTATATCTCACGTACCGTACTTTCTACCATGTGCACCTCTCGAAAGTCAAAAGCACTCCACTGCGCACCCCCATTTTCGCCCGCCCCATCTTCACAGACCGGACAGGCAGGTTAACAAAGTTACACCTCAACGATTACAATGTCTGGTGCAATCTGTCTGATGGCATCCAACTGTACATCAATGACTTTATTCTTGTATTCCTCAATTGCTTCATTTGCGCCAGCCGACACAAGAGAAAGGGAAACATCTCTACCGTCTACATCAGCGTAAATCTCAACTTCGATTTCTTCACAGGCAAAGCCTTTGAAAAGAGGGATGTTCAGTTTGAATGATTTCGGCAAATTGGAATCAACCACCTGCGAGTAGTTGTCAACTTTGCTGCCGTTTTCCTCCTTGCTGCGCTCAATGTCTTGGTTTACCTTTGCTTTGAAATTCTTCAAAGTAGATACAAGCATCATATTCTGTGACTTGTCAGTAAAGAAAGCACGGTGCATTTTGATGAACTTAGATAACTTGATGGGCTCCCATTTCTTTTCAACGTTGATACCAAACTCCTGCATTTCTTTTGAAGGCTGCAAAATACCGTTGATTTCAGTCTGATAGTAGTTGGTTTCATCAATAGTTAATGCTAACCCCATCTTATCACGATTTACAATGATATTGGTCGCTTTCTGGTTAATCAGTTCGACACGTTTCTCCAACCATCTGAGAGGTGCATCTATCGTTCCATTGATAACTACTCTTTCCTGTTCTTTCGGGTCAAGTGCTACGGGTGCTTCACCTTCACGCAATACTACTTCGATAGGTTTGCCGTTATAGTCTTTCGGCACAACCAAGTTAATTTTGTTTTCGCTCATGATTCTGTTCCTGTTTTACGGTTAATACTGAATACTGTCTTCTGCATTTCTTGCGGCATAATCGGGCGGCTATAAACCAGCTCACCCAACTTGTTATAGAATCCTGCCATCTTTTCCTCATGGTAAAGGATTTTGGCGCATTCTTCATTTTCTACAAACTCTGAACCTCTCTTGATATGGTCCAAGAGTTCTTGCTTTTCTTCATTCAAAGGTTTCAGGCGTTCTTTGAACTCTTCCATAGCCTCTTTCTTTTCAATCTCAATATCATTGATTGTAATTGATACCTCGGCTAATGTTTCTTTCTTTTGCGCCAATTCTTCGGGTGTGAATCGGTGAGTATAACCGATTTTCTCCACTGCATCGGCATTGTCCTGAAGAAACTGCCATCGTTCCTGTTCAGGAATGTCTTGTCCTAAAAATTTGTCCATATTATCTATAACTTATTTTGCCAAACTCATTGTAAACCTTTCTTGCAGTACCCATAGTATTATAAACTGGAATATAGCTTCTTTGAGAGGCTTTCTCTATTTGGTGAATACCGCTGGATTTAGGGTTGATTGATTTT